ATGCTGAACATGAAACTGGGCGAAAAGCAATTTCAGTTTGCAGAACTGGTGTGGCGTTATGCACCGCTGCCGTCGTGCGAATTGGTAAATATCTGTCAGCGCGAGCTGAACTGGCAAAAATCTACCACCTATACGGTACTGCGGAAACTGTGCGAAAAGGGACTTTTCAAGAACGAGGCCGGACTTGTTTCAGTGCTCATGACACGAGAACAGTTCTTTGCCGCCCAATCAGAGCGGTTTGTAGAGGAAACTTTCGGCGGATCGCTTCCTGCCTTTATTGCAGCCGTTACTTCCCGTAAAAAGCTGTCTCCAGCAGAGATAGATGAGCTTGAAAGAGTAATCAACACTTCGCGGAAGGAAGGAAGGAAGAAAGAAAGAAAGAAAGGAAGGAACGGCTGAAGCAGGCCGCATAAGCCGGGATGCGAAGATGAAAAAGGGATAGTCGCAAGCAAAAGGTTCATTGCCACACTGATGTGAATAAAGGCATCGTGATAGTAACATCCCGCTCATTGATAGAAAAATCCATTGCGCTTTTTGTCGTTTTGCCAATTTTCTTTTACTGCCACCTGTGGTATAGTATTTCGCGTGTGAATACTACATGTGCGAATACTGTGGGAGGGAAATCAAATGGAGCTGGACTTTTCGGTATCGAATGAGTGGCAGGGCCTTTCTGACCAGGAGAAGCAGCAGCGTCTTTTTGATAAGCAGAAAGGTGTACTGGATACGTTTCTCGTGCGCCACTTAATAACACAAGAGCAATATGACCTGAGTCTCCATACCCTCATGGATAACATGGCGATACATGCCATGACATAAACGAGCAAAGAACATCTTGCGGCAGAGGATGAGTTTCCACCTGTACGCCCCGGTATCTTTCCGCTACAATGGCCTTGTACTTAAGGTCATTAGGCATTGAGGACGGAGCAGAGCAGGCACGGGCGAGAAAGGAGGTCAACCCCTTCTTCGTCCTGACTAAGACTTGAAGTATGTAAAAAACTGGACATCAAGAAGAACGTAATTGCCTTTCGGGGCGGTTGCGTTCTTTTTTATTGTCCCAAAACACGAAAGGAGCCGTTACCATGAGTGACAGCAACAGCATGTGGCCGTTTCAGGAGATCAGCGCGGAGGAAGGTCTTGACATCAACGAGATCTTCGGCACCGGCACATCCAACGGCGCAGCAGCACCCGAAGCCAACCCATTCCAAGTGCCCCAGCAGGCTGTTCCCGCACCGGAGACAACAACGCCCCACGTGGAGCAGCCGCCTACGTCCCCCGCAGCGCCCCAAGCGGAGCAGCCCCCTGCGCCGCAGCCGGCGGCAGTGACCATTCCTCCCGCAACGATCCCGGCCGCAGATCCTGTACCCAGCAATCCGCTGGAAGCAGCTTTCGAGGCAAAGACCGTGGAGAATGCAAAAGCCAGCCTTTTTGAAAAGAAGCCTGTCTTTTGCCATAAGAGCGCAAAGGAGGTCATTGAAGATCCTACCATGACGTTCGAGGAGCTTCGCATCCGTAAGTCAGAGGATTTCCTTGACTTGGAGGAGGGCAAAAATGTGTCATGGTCGGTGGAGTACGGCACGATTCGCAAGGACGTCAAAGACCCCAAGGGAACAACGATCATCTCCATGAAGGAATCCATCGAGCGTTCCCGTGAGTTCCTGGACGCGCTCAAAAAAGCCAAGGACAAGAATCCGGACTGCATCGTGCGTCCCAAGGTGGCCATGAAGAATAAGGGCACTGCCGCTTACAAGGGAACATTTCCCACCGTGGAGGCCGCCCGCAACTCGGACAAGGTCATCTGCCTGATCCCTGGCAATGACGGTCACATCTACGAGATGCATAAGACCGAGCAGGGTGAATTTATCGCCCCAAAACACAAGATCATTGATTTTCAGGCGGTTGCGGCCGGGTTTACCCCGGCCCTGCCCCTGATCCCGCTGTCGCTGATGCGCCAGATCATCGCGTTCTTCCGCTCCTTCATGGCAGAGCATGGACAGGAGTATGAGGCACTGGTGCTGATCTATTGGGACAAGTGGAAGGAGGAATACCTCGCCTACGTCCCCAAGCAGAACGTCAGTAAAGCGGGCATCCACGCCAGTTTGCAGGAAAATCCTTACGATGATGAAAGCCGCTATATCCACTATGCCGACATTCATTCCCATAATAGCATGGAGGCGTTTTTCTCCTCTATTGATGACGCGGATGAACGCGGAACCGGTATCTACATGGTGCTGGGCCATCTGGATCATTTTTATCCGGAGATTGCGGCGCGCATCTGCTGCGGCGGGTCTTTCGTGGACATCGACCCCAGTACGGTGGTGGAGGGATTGGAAAAACCCTTTCCGCCTGAATGGTGTACTGAAGTAAGCCACGGAAAGGCACCGGTCTCGAAGATTTCGCCCCGTAAAGCGGAGAAAACGGGCATTTGGGGCTGGAAGGCATTGAATCTTCTGCTGGGGGATCTGAAATGAAACTGCCTACAAATACTCCGGTGAAAATCGTCATGCTGGGCGCAGGCGGAACAGGCGGACATATCGCGCCGCATATCTATCGGCTCCTGTACGCGCTGGATCAGCCCAGCCGCTTTATCATCTGTGACGGCGATAAGGTGGAGTTCAAAAACCTCGTGCGTCAGAACTTTTCTCCCGCTGATCTGGGTGAAAACAAAGCAAAGATCCTGGCAGAGCGATACGCCGCCGTGTTCGGTATGGAAGCGGAATACCTGCCCGCCTTCGTGGAGGATCTGGATACGCTCACCACACTCATTCACGCAGATGGCTGGGCAGGCGAGTACAGTCGCTACCCCACGGTACGCGAACAGGTCATTCTCATCGGTGCCGTAGATAACGACAAGTCCCGTCAGCTTTGCCACAAGGCATTCCTGAAAGCGGAAAACCTTATCTATATCGACAGCGGCAACGGTGAGTTTTCCGGTCAGGTAGTATGCGGCGTCCGCAGGAATGGCCGTACCGTCCGAAAGCCGGTGGGCGGCGTGTTCCCAGAGCTACTGAAGGCGCAAGATCGGTTCCCTTCGGAGCTTTCCTGTGCAGAAGCATCTCTGGCAGACCCGCAGAGCATGGCCGCCAATATCACCGCCGCTACGATCGTGGTGGATATGGTCTACAATATCCTCGTCAACGGAGAATGCAGCGCACGGCAAACGGATTTTTCCACCAAGACCGTCCGCATGAGTACCACATTGGATAAGAATAGGAGTGCAGCATGAAAGCTACTATAGATTCCGGTGCATTTTTCAAGGCGCTGAACCGCATAATTCCACTCTTGAAGGTCAGTGCGATCCCCGCACTGAGCGAAGCGAGTATTCAATTTCGTGACGGTGTATGTACCATCACCGCCACAGATCTGGAGCTATGGGTACAGACGGAGATTCCGGCAGCGGGGGACGACTTTGGCGTTGTCCTCTCCGGCACAAAGTCCATCGCGAAGGCAGGGAAGTTCTTCCGTGGCCCGCTGACATTTTCCTGCACGGACGCGGCAGTTTCATCCCCGCAGATCACCATGGCCTGTGCCGACAAAAGTGCGGAGTTTACCGGATACCCGCTGAAGGATTATCCGGAGCTGCCGCGGTTTACCTGTGAGCAGGCGTATACCGCCAATGCAGCACAGCTACTCGCCTGCATTGGCCGCATCAAGTATGCAGCCCAGCGGCGGAGCGACAGCCGCCCCGTAATGAGTGGTGTACGCTTCTACCGGCAGCAGCTCTACTGTGTGGATGGCCAGCGTCTGGCCGTCTGCGCAAACGACGCCATGACCGTGGATAAGACCTTCGTTGTTCCCGCGGACGCCATGTGGATCTTGAAAGCCTTTGGCGATCAAAATGTGTCCATTCAGGTGGGCGTCCGGTATGTCCGTTTCGCGGCAGATGGGCTTTGCGCCTATGTCCGCCGTTTGGAAACCTGCGACACACTGACGCCGGAGGTCGCCATCCCCCGCAGCGAACGGGAGAGCTATGTGGTTGACCGCAAAGAATTTCTGCAAAGGCTGACCTATCTGAAGGAATGTGCTTCCCCTGTGAAAACCACACCTGTTGTCTATTTTGAAAACGGGTGTCTGTCGCTGCAAACACCATCGGCACGGTATCGGGCGGCAATTGAGCTGCCCGGCCGCAGCGAGGTCGCGTTTGCCTTTAACCTCTCCTATATGTGGGACGCCTTACAGCAGTTTTCTGGTCATGAGAAGGTACGCCTTCATGTGCTCAGTCCTGTTTCGCCTGTCACCATCACAGCAGAGGGCACAGATGATGTGGCACTGGTACTGCCCGTCAGATACCGTGCCGCCGCATGAACAAATAATGAAAGGAATCGACGAACATGAAAACCATTTATATCCCCAAGGGTGAAACTGTCCACTATGAAAGCCTGTCCACGGATCATCTCATCGTAGAGGGTACGTTGGAAGTGACCTATGGCGTAGTCGCAAAGCAGATCGACGGCGATGGCGTGATCCACGCCGGAACCGTGGAGGCGGACATCATCCGTATCCGCTGCATTGAGACAGCCCGCACTGTATGCCGCCGGCTTATCGCCAAGGTGGTGGAGTCCTCCGAGGTGTTCGCCTCCGAGAGCGCGGTGGTGAGCTGCTTCTGCTCCGCGGCGTATGTGGAGACTGGCCGCCTGACCGTTACCATCAGTGAGATCGACGAGGTGAAGGCCAAGCAGATCATCAACCTGCCCACCCGGCAGCGCACCCTTCTGGGAACACTGCTGGCGTCCATGTGGCGTGCTTTCTGGCTGGCCCTGTTCGCGTATCCTGTCCACACCAACGCGGTGAACGCATCGTATCGCCCTGATACGACGGATACCGAAGATGCACCTCCCGTAAAGGAGAGCAAGACCGTGGAAGCCGTCAAAGAGCCCTTCGATGAAGAACTCTCCCGCTTTGTCAATATGTTCAAGCTGGCACGGGAGAGCGGCTACACGCTGAAGCTCGTCCCCGGTACGCCGGAGGAAAACGCGCCCGTATTTGACTTTGCGGCAGAAGCCTTTGCGTCTCAAAAGGCCGCATGAACCACTACCCATACACCGTCACAAATATAGCGACGGGAGAAAGGCAAGGAACGCATCAGTTCCTTGCCTTTCCTGCAAATTATGCAGATGGCGAGGTGACATACCGTGAGTGAAGATTTACAGAGCCAACGCTACTATGTGCTGGAACGGATCGGCGAGCTGCGTGAACAGATCCCGCAAGCGATGCAGGCCATGGTGGTATTCCGCGCCCGTATTGAAAAATACCGGCAAACGGATCTATCCGCCGCCCATGATACCTACGACGCGCTCCGCCGCATCCGTGACGATCTGATACAGATGTTGGCTGACGCACAGCCCCTGCTGATGGAATTGGAGAGCTATGCTTTGGCAACCATGGCGGGACAGCTGCTGCGGGGCTTTAAGGGCTTCGACCTGATGAGCACCGGCTACCGCCCGGTATATGATGCGGTCTGCCGGTTCGCACAGCAGCTCCCGGAGAAAAACACTGTCAATGCGGCCACCATCGGGCGGCTTATGAACAACGTGAAGCTGGGGTACTATCCCACTGCTCCGGATAACATTGCGCTGATGCTGCAAGGCATCTCTTTTCCGGAGGGTGTGACCACCAATGTCTTTGACCCCTGCTGCGGCTGCGGAAAGGCGCTGCGGCAGATCGCGCAGGGCAACAACTGCTATGCCTATGGGGTGGAACTGGATGAAAGCCGTGCGGAGGAGGCGCAGACCCGTCTGCACCGTGTAGGCTTCGGCAGCTTCTTCCATAGCGACATCAGCCGTGAGGCGTTCCACCTGCTGTTCCTGAACCCGCCGTACCTCTCCGTTCTCAACGAGAGCGGCAGCAAGGCGCGGCACGAAAAGCGGTTTCTCATCGAGAGCATTCCCCATCTGCTGTACGGCGGTCTGCTGCTGTATGTGATCCCTTACTACCGTCTGACGTCGGATATTTGCCGTATCCTCTGCGATAATTTTGAGAATATTACCGTCTGGCGTTTTACAGACGGAGAGTTCAAAAAGTTCAAGCAGGTTGTGGTCATGGGCATGCGGAAGCGCCGTGAGACTACGCCGCAGGACACTGAATGGCTGGAGCAGTATGCCGCTTATCCTGACCGGATACCGGCACTGACCGAGTTGAACAGCCCGCGCTATGCGTTGCCTGCCAACGAAACCGAGGTCAAGGTATTCAAGGGCGAACGGTTCAACCAGAAGGAACTGGAGCAGCAGCTGCGCCGGTGTGACAGCTTTCAGCAGCTCATGGCCCGCAGTCAACTGGACAGCGGCGTCAAGCACCCGCTTCTACCGTTGTCCATCAGCCAGATCGGACTGATCGGCGGTTCCGGCATGATAAACGGGCTGATCCAGTGTGACTCGCCCCATATCATCAAGGGCCGCATCGTCAAGGTGATCCGCAGAGAAACCGACGAGAGATTCGCTGCCACCGGTAAGCATATCGGCAGCGAGGTCAAAGAAACCATTACCAACAAAATGATCTTCAACGTCCTGACGCCTCACGGCTTCAAGGCGCTGACATGAGGAGGACTGATTATGAGCAGATCAACAACATTAGCCATCGTTCATCCTGTGGATAAATTACAGGGGAGTGATGACGCGGTACGCACACAGGTCTGGGAGGAAACGACACATCTGCTTACCCCTATGCTGGGGAAGCTGTACGCCCGCTTTGAGCCGGCACAAAAGGCATGGCGTCAAGCCACCTACACGCCGCTTGGCGTAGTGCTGGGACGCACAGACCCGGCACTGTTTCTGTACTTCTTCTCCTATGGCAAAACTATGCAGAAGGAGGCGATGGAGTTCCATCTCTCCGGCCTTATGAACAGTCTGGCTGTCGATCAGAAAGTGAACAATGGCAATATACACAGCCTTGTGATGAGTCCCAGGGAAAACAGCGAGGAAGCTGCGGTCGCACACGCCGCGTGGCATGTAGGCATGACTTGTGGGGAAATATTCCCCGATTCCGGCATTTACTTTGCCGCGGTCAAGCAGGCCACCATCTCGGACAAGCTGACCGAGGACATTGCGAAAAACATGGAGCAATACGCCATTTCCCTGGTGCGTCTCTATGCGGAGGGGGCTGAGGACAAATGACCGATTCTTCGATCCGGTTTGTTCCGGAGTTGTTCTTCCAAAGAGCCATCGCCGCCCCGGAAATTTATCCCATCTTTGAGGAACAGGAGTTCAGTCCTTATCTGAAAGAGCATGTGTTTGACAAGCTCTCCGAGAACGGGACTTTCAATCTGGAGCAGTTGGATATTACCGCCTTCGAGATGAAGCACGTCCTTCCGGCCAATATGCCAAAGGCAGTGAAGCGGGTACACGCCAACTGGGCGGAAGGTTTCAACGCCAAGGTCAGAAATACTGCCGCAGCGTCAAAATGTGTACGCACGTTTTTCTGAGGTGGCCTATGTATGATCATGAATATGAATGGCAGATCTTGGGATTTCTGCGGATACTGAAATATATTTGGCAGAGAAATAAAAGTATTCTCGCCGACCTCGTGCGTGATTATCGTTGTGGCGAGATCGACACCGAGGACATATTTGAGTTATCCGTGATGCTTCTTGCGGAGTACATTTGCGTAGACTATCTGCCTGAAGACGATCCAAACGATTTTTACGGGGAGGAATATACCTGTTACCTTCTAATGGAGTCGGAGCTGGATGATTTTTTGACGCTTATCGCGCAGATAGAGACCCTTCGCTTCAGAACAACCGAATGTACCGGGAGGAATAAGCTTCGTGACGCGGTGGAGATGTTTATGGGGAATGTGCTGTACGATTTCAAAATCGTGCCGTGCGAGGCCGGGTGTGTGATCTATCTTTGGCCGCCGCCTGACTACTATGACCCCATTGAGTTCGCCAATTCCATCATCGACCTGATGGCCTACATCGGCGCGGAGATCGACCGCATGAAAGCAGAGCTGGCAGCGGTGACCGCTGCGGAGCAGGAAATGGAGGTGGCTGCGTAAGTATGGAAACAGCCGTAAACCGGGATTACAGTGGCGAGATCCTTTTGCGCGTCTCGCCCGAAAGCGGCAGATTTATCGTAGAGGAGCACAAGAAAAACGGTGTGGTCAGCTATAAGGAAATATCGCCGCTGGATTTTTACAACACCATCTATGGCAGCTTTGACCAGGAACACTTCCTACGGAGCGGATTGCTGCCGCCAAATTGCCTTCAGGTCAGCTTCTGCGGCGAGGATAAATACTTTGTACTCTGGAACCCGGAGCTTCGGGCCGACATCTCTTACAAAGGTACGGAGTACCTGAATTTCCCCATCCCGCGCATGGTGTTCGGCATACGAACCCTACGGGATGGCCGTGCGGTAGATTGCTCTATGGGCGTTGTGGCGGATGAGTCTCCAACGGGAGATACGAAAATGTATCACTATCCCTTCTCCAATGTTTATGACGATCTGCGTGTCTGCGTGGGCAACAATGTGCTGCCGCATTTCAAGAGTCAGACACAGTTGTCGAAGTTCCCACGCTTTCTGCTGGGCATTCCCAACAACGACGATTTTTTCAAGGAAAGCCATAACAGGCTGCATATGTCTCACAGGGAACTGCTGGAGCACCTGAAGGACAAGGAACCCGCCTACTATTACACGGATGTACTGGTAGAAAGCGGCAAAACACTTTCTGATTTCATCAATGGGAGGTAGCAAATGAACGATCCCAGAGAATTGTTGTCACGGCTGGCCGCGCCCTTTGCGGCGGAGGATCTGGAATGGCGGCTGCAAATCGCCTATGAGGATCGGATGCAGGGCATCGCTGTACCCTATGTGACCAACCGTGCGATCCAGAACCGTCTGGACGACGTCATGGGGCCTGACCGCTGGCATAACGAGTTCAAGCCGTGGCACAGCACAGGCAAACGGGAGTCGCAGCTTTGCGGCATTTCCCTCTATTTCGAGGAGCGCGGCTGGATCACCAAATGGGACGGCGCCGAGGACTCGGATATCGAACCCATCAAGGGCGGATTATCCGATTCCATGAAGCGTGCCGCCAACCAGTGGGGCATTGGCCGTGTGCTCTACAGCATGGACACCGTTTGGGTCAATGTGGAGAAGAAGGGCAAGAGCTTCATCATCAAGCCCACAGAGCGCGGTAAGCTGGACGCCCGGTATCTGGAGACGTTAAAAAGTCTCGGCCTGACGCCGGCAAAAGCCTGCGGCATCCAGTCCCTGCTGATCCCCGCCCTGCGTGCGGAGGAACAGGCTTCTGTTCCCGCAGTAAAGCCCGCGGAGCGAAAAGAGCCGTCCAAGCCACAGGAGGACACGACCGTTGTTCCGTTTCCTGCCTGCGAGTACACCGTGTTGGAGGCCAAGGCTGCGGGGACGACCGTGCAGCTTATTCTGGAAACCCCGGAGGGCAAACGCTGCTACGCATACGCCATGGGGAATCACCCGGAGCTGCAAAAGGGTGCGAAGCTATACCATGTGGAAAAACGCATGGTAAAAAAAGACAATGTGGTTTTCTATCTGCTGGACAGCTTTGAGGTCATTCAGCAGAAGGACGCCGCATGAGAAAGGAGAGCTTTTGATGGAAAAACTCAAATCTTTTCGGATCACGGCACTGCACATGGAGGGCTTCAAGTCCTACAGTCAGCCCACCGACCTGACCTTTGGCGATCCCACCGTCATTACGGGCGGCAACGGACGCGGCAAGAGCAGCATTGCGGACGCCATCGCCTTTGCTGTCACCGGTCTGCCCTTCTTCGGAGAGCACCGCATTGACCGGCTCCACAATGAGGATAATCCGGATCTGTTTATCCGCATGCGGTTTGTGGATGAAAACGGGACGCTCCATGAGCTGTCCCGCGCCCGTAAGAGCAACCGTATGACCATCACCTATGATGGCTGCGAGGTGCGGCAGGTGGATCTCACCGACCTTTTCGGAGAGCGGGACGTGTTCCTGTCTATTTTCAACCCGCTGTACTTTATCGAGGAACTGGGCAACGATGGCAAGAACCTTCTCCAACGGTATCTGCCTGCGCTCACCAAGGAGGACATTCTGGCGCAGATGGCAGGCCCCGCCGTGGAAGCCCTGCGGGATGAGCCGCTGCTCTCGCCGGAGGTGGAGAGTCGGAAGCTGCGGGAGACCATTCGAGAACTGGAGAACAACATCCTGTACCTCACCGGGCAGCAGGACATGACCACCGCCCAGCAGCAAAGCAGTAAAACCGCCCTGCGGGAGCTGCGAGAAAAGGAGGATGCCCTCCAGAACGAGGAACAGGCACTGAAAAGTAAGCAGTTTGCCGGCGTGGATATTGCCGCGCTGAACGATGAACTGGCAGACCTCAGTGCCCGTTATAGTGATTTGGCAAATCAACGGCAAATATCTACAGCCTCGGATGAATGCATCCTTGCATTGACGCAGGAGCTGACCGCTCGAAGAGCGGCGGTCTACACGCCTAAGTATGCGGAGGCCACCGCGCAGGTCAACGCCAGGATACGTCAGTTGGGCAGCCAATATCAGCAGGAAAAGGAGCAGTGCAGCCAGCTCAAGCCCGGCTATCAATGCCCCACCTGCCGCCGCGCCGTAACGGCGGACGAGTTGCCCGCGATGCAGAATGCTTTTCGGACATCTATCAAGCAGATCGTAGAGGCAGGTCAGGCAGAGCGTGCCAAGCTGGAGGAGCTGCAAGCCCTTGAGAAAAAAGCACGGGATACGTTTCTGCAATTCCAGAAGGACGATATTGCCAAATTGGAAGAAACCTTGCAGGAGGCAAAGGAAGCCGCTGAACCGGATGCAACCCGTCCCGAGGCACAGCAGCTTCAGGAGCGAATGCAGGCACTGGCGGCAGAGCTGGAGTTCGGCGCGCTCTCTCAGGAGGAACATGACCGTATGTTTGCCTGCCGTGAGGAATTGCAGCAGGTTCGTGCGGACATTGCAGCCATTGAGAAAGCCACACCCGCAGCCGGTGATCTGGACAGCCAATTGAAAGCGACCCGTGCGGAGATCGAACAGTGTAAGCTGAAGCTGCAATATCTGGCGCAGTACATCAGCAAGCGGGCAGAGATGACTTTCTCCGCCTTGAAGATGAACCGTGTGGAGATCTCACTCTACGACGTGGTGAAATCCACCGGCGAGGTCAAGGATGCCTTCAAGTTCACCTATAACGGGCGGCGCTATGACTGGCTTTCCCTCTCGGAGAAGATCCGCGCTGGCATGGAGGTGTCTGAGCTTATGAAGCGGCTCACCGGCAGGAATTATCCGCAGTTCGTGGATAACATGGAGTCGGTGGACGATCTTGCCAATGTGCGCCCCACGGGACAGGTCATCATGGCAAAATGCGTCAGCAAGGCGGAGCTGTCCGTCAGGCCGGTGAAGCCGATTCTGACCGCAATGCCCACCGCAGCATAAGCGGCACGGGAAGGAGGTGTGCCCTCTGGCTCGTGCCTATGAAAAGATCCCCATCGTAGACACAGCCAGACGGTGCGGGCTTGTTCTTGACCCCTCGACGCTTCGGCGTCGGGAGGTCGAGGCAAGCTGCCCCTTCTGCGGTGACCACGGTAAGGGGAAATATCATCTGAGTCTCAATGTAGATACAGACCAGTACCGCTGCAACCTGTGCGGCGCGTCCGGCAACAGCGTTTCGCTGTATGCCCGGCTGCACGGTCTGACCAACATAGAGGCATATATGGAGCTGAGCCGGGGCGGCAACGTGTACCCCATGCCCCAACAGCCCAGCTCCCAAAATACAGAGCCGCAGCCAAAACCATTGGTACAGCGGCATGAGGTATATACGGATATGCTCTCACTTCTGACGCTTTCGGCAGGGCATCGGGAAAACCTGCGTGAACGCGGCCTTTCCGACGACCGCATCGACCAAAACCAATATCGCAGTATGCCGCAGACACCGGAAGGCCGAAAGCTGCTGGCCTCGCTGCTGCGAAGCACCGGGCATGACCTGCAAGGTATTCCCGGTTTCCGTACCAGTTATGGGGAATGGACGCTGTCCGGACCAAACGGTTTTCTGATCCCTGTCCGTGATAAGGACGGTCTGATACAGGGAATGAAGATACGGCTCGACGAAGGTGCGCCGGGCCGGAAGTACCGCTGGCTCTCCAGCCGCAATGCCCCCAACGGAACACGCAGCTATTCATGGACGCACGTCACCGGCAACACCGCCAGTAAACGCGCCTATATCACGGAAGGGCCGCTGAAAGGCGACGTGGCCAGCTATCTGGACAACGACGCCCTGTTCGTCTGCATCGGTGGTGTCTTTGCCCTCCACGGGCTGAAAGATACGCTGATAAGCCTTGGCGTGACCGAGGTGGTGGAGGCAATGGACATGGATCAGATGACCAATCCGCAGGTGCGGCGTGCCATACAGGCCATCCGTCGGGAAGTGCAGAGCATCCGTGGCATACGCTACTCCAAATACGTCTGGAATCCGGCGTATAAGGGGATCGACGACTACTATCTTAGCCGCGCCGCGGCACAATGAGGAGGACATGCTATATGACAGAACTTAAATTTGAGGACATGACTGCCGCCGCATCCGGCGATAGTCAGAATATGCTGGGAAAGCTGCTGTATTTCTCTCTGCCCAGTGTTTTAGTGGATAAGGATGATCTGCGCCAGCTCTGTGTCGATATGAACATCCCCTACGCAGGCGGCAACCGCCTGTCGGTGTCTGACGCTTTCCGCAGTGCCACCGGCGATGTGCGGGACAGGATCATCAGTGAGGAATACGGCGAGCGCCGCATCTATCAGATCTATTGCCGGGATAACCGGCGTATCTCCGACAGCGTTATTTCCCGTGAACTGGTAAAGGAGACCATGCACCAGGAAACCAACCAATATGAGAAGCTGGCCAACATCAGCTACGATAAGGACAGCCAGATCTTCAGCTACGACAATCTGGCCTATGACAGTCAGATCGACGCCATGGCCTATTGCCGTAGGGCGGAGGAGCTGTTTGAGCTGTACCAGCGCTGCGCCAACCGAAGGCAGGTGGAGACCATCTGTGTGAATTTCCTCCGTATGCTGGAATCCACCAAGCTCAGTGTCAATGGCCATCTCTACTTTGTGCCGCGGCACAATATGGAGAAGGTAGATATTTTCGAGGACTTCGTCGCCGAGCTTAGCCGACTCAGCCGCAATCAGACGCACCTGATGGCGAACTCCATCTACATCATCGACGACGCCAAGCAGCGTCAGAAAATGACAGAGGAGTTCTATTCCGCCGTCAAGAAGGAGATCTCGGAGTATCAGGAACGCGCCGACTATTTTATTAAGAGCGGCTGCCAGAGCCCCAGCGTCATGGACCGTTGGGTGCTGAAGATCCAGAGTCTGGAGGGAAAAAAGCAGCACTATGAAGCCGTGCTGCGCCGTGAGCTGGATGGGCTGGACGATGATTTCGCCACCCTGAAGCTCTTATCGCAGGAACTGTCCTTCCGCGCCCAGGCAATTCGGGCGAAGAAGGTAGCGTAACTTTGCCAGATGATGACTTTCATCTAAAAAAGCAAAAGAGGGCAAGTACCGTCTTTCAAGACAGTACTTGCCTTCTTTCAACCCAAATGCACTACCACTTTAATCAAGAGCCCTTTAGTATTTTCTCAAAGAGGGCTATCTCTATCTATTGTTTAATTATATAGACTTTTGTATTCCTCAATTGCGTAGTGATCGGTCATTCCTGCAATATGATCACAAATTTTCCGCATCAATGCAACTTTTTTGTCATATGTAAAAATGTCACTATTAGAAATTAATTTTTCAAACTTCGTTCTGACCAAGCCTATGCTTACTGTTGCTGCTGTAGTTAAATCTGCATATTGCCCCACATCCACCATATATTGAACGATAATATTATCAGGTAATTGCTGAGGATGTGAGTAGTATGCCTGAAATAATTTTTTAATCACATATTGTCCCTTGACATTCATTCTTTCTACTTCACGAGAATGATGTATTTTTTCTTTTATTACGCTCGGATATTCTTTCTGAAATGAATCGATGCTATCATTCTTTTCATTTTTCTTTTTAAATCCTATCGCAGAACTTATATCAGGATCATTCCATACCATTTCTTTAAAAAATGACAGGCGGTCATCTCCTCTTACGAACGTATTCCAAAGTAAAGATAGGTTGTACATTGAGCACTCAACCAAACGGTTTACCAACGTGTTCACAACTACTCGGGAAAGATCCGCAATATACTTCCTGTTGATTTGCTTCCTGCTCTTTAATGTATCCAGTGTCTTTTTGCCATCACCGTCCATAATTTCCCCGAGATTTCGTTGGATTGTTTGGCACACATCTGAACTAGTCATTGCGTTTCCGCGTAAAGCATCTTCAAGATCGTGATGCCATTGTGAAATTTCGTCTGCCTGCGCAACGACAAACGCTTCAAATGACCAGGCTTCTTTGTTGCAATTCTCTCCTTGTAACATCATGCAACTTTCAAACTGACTTTTATAACTTGGCACTAAAAATTCTGAGGTTATACTCTCTTTCTTATACTCTAACCCCGAATGATGTAAGATACCCCACAATGTGTAATTGGTCAAATTCAGCCCATTTTTACCATAATTTGATTCAAGTGAGGCTGCAAGTCGTATGCTCTGAATGTTGTGTTTAAAACCAAATATATTTTGATTCACCATGTCAGATTTTAAAAATTCCAAATCATTCATTGGTGACTTTTTTATATTGATGGGGCTCTGTGGAACCATAATTTCATGCAATACTTTTTCTCCCGCATGGCCAAAAGGCGTATGACCTAAATCGTGACCCAACGCAATTGCTTCCGTTAGATCACAGTCCAAGCCTAGTGCTTGCGAAATAGTCCTTGCAATTTGCGATACTTCAAGAGTATGCGTTAGCCTGTTCCGCTGATGGTCATCTTTTCCTGCTAAATAAATCTGGGTTTTGCCTGCTAACCTACGAAAAGCACCACAATAAAGAACTCTATCACGATCTCGCATAAACGCTGTTCGATAGGGTTGACTAGGCGGTTCATTCCTTCCAATTCTCGTCGCAAGCTCCAGCGGAGCCGCAAAATTAAAATCTGGATAACGGTAATCTAGCATAATTATGTTCTTTCCCCTTTCGCCTTAAAATACTTCATTTATACAATATATGTCATTATCCTCCTTTATGTGACATAACTATTAGAAATTTCTAGTAAGACAAAAGGCAACCAGGAAAAATATCTACACACTTATTTTTGTGCTTAACTCGTTACCGCTGCCGCAATCCTCCAAAGCCACTTTTCTCAATCCTGAAACAACAATTTAACCTATGGAGGATATTATGAGCAACTTATCAATGAATTACGTTATGACCCTTTTGCAGAACTACCGCGCCACCAAGCGCAAGATTGAGCAGCTCCGCTACGAGCTGGAGCATCCGGCCAGAGTGTCTCCGGATGAAATGATTGAGGCCATGAACTTCGCCAAGGGTGATGGCGAGGGCCGGCCTTCCGGCAGTGTGTCCAACAAGACGCTTTACATCGCCATGAACTTCCAGAGTGCGGCGGATGAGGCAAATGCCGCTTTGACACACGATCTGGTCAGCCGCCTTGTACCTCTGGAGCAGGAGATCAACCGTCTGGAGCACTATGTGGCACTTCTGGAACCGCGGCAGGCCGAGGTCATTCGACTCGCCTACTTTGAGGGTCACACATGGCAGCAAATCAGCGCTAAAACCCAAATCACAACGAGAACCCTGTATAAGATCCGCAATCAGGCGGTCGAAGAACTGGCGGAAATGTACGCGCTGACTGCCGGTTTGCAGCGGTAAAGCCTTGATGTTCCCATCCTTTTCTCAAAGGCTTCACCTATTGTTCACCAAGTCTTACCTTGAAAGGGCATCTTGAAGCTGGTATTCTTTAGAATACAGAATCATAGACAACGCTTCCCGGCATTGCGCCGGGAGGCGTTGCTCTTTTATCAGCATTTTCATAAAACACCGAGAACTGGCAATACTACCGACAACGCTATTGGAAAAGAGGAAACTTCATGGAAGCAAACCGTCCGAGCACCAGCCATACCGCCCATACAACGCCGCGGGATATCGCCTGCGTAAGTATCGACACCTCCGCCTCCTGCGCCGAACGCATCAAGCAGTATGTGGAGCAGGTAGGCGACCCGTATTGCTATACGGACAGCGGCATTGTGGTAAAGCTCGCCTACTCCAACACAGATGTAAGCCTGCAAGACCGCCTGCGGGCCTATGCGTGCAGCCTGTCCTGATCCTCCAACGTTTCCCAGTTGACAAAAGCAAAGCGGGAAAGCATAATAGACCCGTCAGTGAAAATAATGTTGCCGCCCGGCAATGACAGCCAGAAACCGCTTTCCTGAATTTTTAGGAGGTACGTTTTATGGCTGCATTTTTTTGCCCACAAACAGAAGAACTCTCCGGACAGCATTGGTATGGCATCTCCTATCTCCGCCTGTCAAAGCTGGGCAAGCGCTATGAGAGTGAGAGTATCGACAACCAGCGGAAGCTGATTGATGAGTTCGTACAGCGACACCCGGAGATCACGCTGGTGGGGGAGCGGGTAGACGATGGTTATACTGGCACCAACTATGACCGCCCCGGCTTTCAGGGCGTTATGGATGCCATCCGTGAAAAGAAGGCGAACTGCGTCATTGTAAAAGACCTGTCCCGCCTTGGCCGTGAATATATCGAGACCGGCAAGTATCTGGAAACCGTTTTCCCGGATATGGGCATCCGGTTTATCTCCGTCAATGATGATCTGGACAGTGAACACACGCCGCTGTGCGATGATATTTCCATCCCTATCAAGAACATCATGAACGAGGCGTACTGCCGCAGCCTTTCCCAGAAGCTGCGGGCGCAGTTTCGTGTCCAGCGCAAGGCGGGAGAATTTCTCGGTGCCTTTGCCTGTTACGGATATCTGAAAGACCCTGCCGACAAGCATAAGCTCATTATTGACGAATATGCCGCTATGGTGGTCCGTGCCATCTTTCAACTGAAAATGGAGGGCTACAGCCAGCAGGCCATCGCCAACTATCTCTCCTCGGAGGGCGTTCTGCCGCCGGCGGCATATAAGCAGCAACAGGGGCTGAAATATCAGTCCGGATTTCAGGCAGTCGGTGATAATAACGCATGGTCACCTGTCGCGGTGCGGGCTATTCTGGAAAATCCCATCTATATCGGGACGCTGGTGCAGGGCAAGCGCGGAACACCCAACTATAAGATCAAGCAGATGAAGTTGCGCAGCAAAGAGGATTGGTGCATTGTGGAGAAAAACCACGCGCCCATTATCAGCGAGGAGCTGTTCACTTCGGTGCAGCACCTGCTGTCACTGGATACCCGCACTTCCCCTTCCAAGAAAGTGGTACAGCCCTTGGCTGGAATGCTGTACTGCGCCGATTGCGGCCGCGCCATGTGCAGGCGCAGTGTAAAGCGCGGCAACCGCACGTTTTATTATTATGTCTGCTCCACCCACAAGCGCTCCAAGCTGTGCAGCAGCCACTCCATTTCGCAGACTGCTTTAGAGGACGTGGTGCTGCGGGCCATCCAGAAGCAAATTGAAATGGTGGTCGATATTGACCAGTTGATCCACGAGATCGGTCAAAAGAGCATCCAAGCCGCCAAGCACCGACAGTTGGATATGACCATTGAGGAAAAGGAAAAGCAGATCACCGAGCAGAAGGAATACCGTATGCGTTTGTTGGAGGCTTTCCACGACGACCTGATCTCCCGCACGGAGTATGACATGATGCGGCAGCGCTATACGCGGCGGATCGACGCATTGCAGGCGGCCCTTGCCAGTCTGCACGAACGGCGGCAAGCCTTGGAGGAAGGTGCGGCAGACACCCGGAACTGGGTCGCCGAATATACCAAATTCAGGAAAATTGACAGGCTTACCCGTGAAATGGTGGCCGGATTGATCCGCAGGATCACGGTATCCGAGGGCAAGCAAATTACGATACAGTTTAACTACGCCGATGAGCTGGCGTCTTATCAGCAGATGATCGCAGCAGCGGCGAAGGAGGTGGGGTAAGTATGGCACGGAAAAGCAAATATCTGTCGGCCCAACCTCTGCCGGAGACTTCAGTTCACTATCTGGCCGGACAGTATGGCCGGTTATCCGTGGAGGACGGCGACGATATCGAAAGCAATTCCATCGGCAATCAGGCAAAAATCGCCGACGCTTTCCTTGCGGAGTACCCCAACATCCAAATTGTAGAGCGGTACGCTGACAACGGTTATACCGGCATGAACTACAGCCGTCCGGCCTTTCATCAGATGATGACGGATGTGCGGAGCGGCAAGATCAACTGCATTATCATCAAGGACATCTCCCGCTTGGGCCGCCACTTCGTCGAGACCAGCGAGCTGGTGGAGCAGATATTCCCCACCATGAACGTGCGCCTTATCAGCGTCAATGACAACTATGACAGTCTCGTGCAGGATGCCAGCGCTGCCGCGTCCCTTACTATGCCGCTGAAAATGGTCATGAACGAGAACTACGCCAAGGATATCTCCAGAAAAATCCGCAGCAGCATCCACGCGCAAATGCGCAGCGGCACATACCTGCCTTCGTCCGGCAGTATTCCCTACGGTTATCTCCGGAACGCCGCTGCCGCGTCCTATGATATTGATGAGGACACCGCTCCGGTCGTCCGGCGTATCTTTGCCCTGCGTTCCGAGGGTGTCAGCTTCAACGCCATCGCAAAACAGCTGAATCAGGAACATATCCCATCCCCCGCCCAGCTGCGTTATCTGCGTGGAATGAACAGCTCCGCTGCGTATCGGGACGCACTGTGGAGCAGGGCGACTATTCGCAAGATTGTCGGCAGCGATGTCTATATCGGCAACCGCACCTATGGGAAAGTATCCCGAAACCATTTGAACGAGAAAAAGAAGCGTCAGCCAACTGAGCAATGGACGGTCATTCTAAACGCGCATCCGCCAATCATCAGCAAGGAACTGTTTGACGCGGTACAGCAGGTCAATCAAGAGGTTCTTGCGTCCCGTGCCGCATATCGCACATGTGCTGATATTGGCGATGTGCAGGCCGATCTTTTTCGTGGTAAGCTGTTCTGTGCGGAGTGCGGCAGTCCCATGGGGGCTGGCAAGGGCTGCGCCCGGCACGGCGCACAATCCCCCAGCCGGCTATTCTATGACTGCAATCGCTACCGCTACTCCGCGCGTACCGCCTGTGCCGGTCACTACATCCGCCACGAGCAGCTGCTTGCCGCTGTCACCGATGTCTTAGACCAGCAGTTGACATTGGCCGTTGATGTAGAGCGGCTGCTCCATGAGATCGACCACTCCACCGAACTGACACAGGCAAAGCAGGAAAAGCAAAATACCGCCACAAGCCTGCGGCTCCAACGGCAGAGCCTTGACCGGAAGCTGGATATGCTGATTCACGACCTGTCCACCGGCCTGATCGGCCGCGAGGAATTTCTCTACGCAAAAGAGAAATACCGGGCAGAGCTCAACCGCATTCTCGCGGCGGAAGCCGCGCAAAAGGAGCGGATCGAGCAGATGCAGAAAGGCTTATCCACCGCACAGGCATGGGTACGCGCCATGCAGGAATACCAACGGCTTCCGGCCATAACAAGGGAGCTTCTTGATACGCTTGTTGAGCGTATCTCCATTCACGAAGATCGCAGCATCACGATCCAACTCAACTATGCTGACCCCTTCGCCGCCTTGCGCTCCTATCACACACTGACAGAGGAGGCTGCTTACTGTGGATAAGACGGCTTCCGATCTCATGATCTGCTACTACCGCCTTTCCTCGGAGGATGTTGACGTCGCACGCGGAAACGCCGCAGAGAGCTTCAGTATCGCCGCACAGCGCCTCTGCGTGCAGAATTTCCTCGCGTCCCGTCCTGATCTGGAGGGAACCGTTGAGGAGATCGTAGACGATGGCTACACCGGCACCAATATGAACCGTCCCGGTATGCAGCGGCTGCTGTCGCTGGTAAAGTCTGGAAGCGTCAAGGCTGTCATTGTGCGTGACCTCTCCCGTTTTTCCAGAAGCTTTCTGGAGAGCGGCCACTATCTGGAGTTTGTGTTTCCGGCGTATGGCGTCCGTTTTATCTCCATCAACGACCATTTTGACAGCGCGGACTATGGTGAATCCACCGGCGGTCTGGAGCTGGGCATCACCAACCTGCTGAATCAGCTATACAGCCGCGATCTGTCCCGCAAGATCAAGAGCGTAACAGACCGCAAAAAGCTGAATGGTGAATATGCCTTTGGCGCTGTGCCTTACGGCTATCAGAAGGGTGAGCAGAAGAACACTATCGTAGTTGATCCGCCTGCCGCTGACGTCGTCAGACAGATATTTCAGTGGGCCTCACAGGGCATCAGCATCACACAGATCGCGCAGCGGCTGAATGCGTCTGGCACCGAAACGCCATCTGTCTATCTGGCAAAAGCCCGGGGCCGCTACAAGGTGCGGAAGTTCTGGACATACGAATCCGTCCGGAATATTCTCCAAAACCGCATCTACACCGGCGATACGGAGGCGTTCAAATCCCATGTGGTCAAGGTCGGCAGCAACCGCACGAAGCTGCTCCCCGAAGCGGAGCGCCCTATCATTCCCCATACACACGAGCCTATCGTATCACGGGAGCTATATTTTCTCGCCCGCAGCACCGTGCAAAAAACGGCACCGAAAACGCCGGCAGGAAGCCCGCCAAACCTACTGCAACCCTATCTCGTCTGCGGCTGCTGCGGAAACCATCTGGTGAAGGGCAAGGCCTCCAACAAGAACTGGCGCTGTGCGTCGGCACGCTATGTACCGGAAAGCGGC